TGCTGATGGCGATCGGCAGCACCGACAAACCGTTTGAAGAGAGGCACATCCATGAAACAGCGGTTGACCCTGCGCCGTGGCTTCCTAAGACTCTGGTGGTGGACCCTGCCCGTACTGCTAACGTGGCTAGTTCTGACCGGACGGGCAGAGTGGTTCTTTCTCGGCTCGCCACACGCATATTCGTGCACGCCAGTTCCGGCGAGTTCTGGAAGCCCGACCAGATAATCGCGGATGCGTTCGATACGTCGGAACGGTTTGAGGGGGCGACGGTCGCCATCGAGAAGAACAGCCTGGACGAGTGGTTGCTCCAGCCGATGCGCGCGGAGATGTTGCGACGCGGAGAGAGTTTGCCGCTCAAGGCGCTTCAGGCACCGCAAGACCGGAGCAAGGAGCAGTTCATCATGGGGCTGCAACCTTTTTTCGAAGCGGGCGATATTGTGCTGGTGGGCGGACGCGGCGCGCATGCGCAGCTCGTCGCCGAGATCCAGAACTTCCCAAGCGGAAAGAGGGATATCTTGAACGCCTTGGCCTATGCGCAGCGAGTGTTTTCCGGGACGGTGGTCTATGAAGACTTCGGCGAAAAGAATCTCACAAGCGAGTACGAACCGAGTGCGCGAGACGCGCTTGCGATTTGCTTTAACGCCACTGGAAACGAAACTACTGCTGTGCTCCTGGCTGTGGAAGGCGAGCGCCTTGTGGCTGTCGCCGACTGGATTTCGCCTGTTTCCCCGGCGCAGGCTGTTCCAGACGTTATGCAACTTGTCCGCGCAGCGTTCCCGCGCGCTCGCGTCACAGCGTGGCTTCCGGCAGACGTGATGGACCAGCAGGACCGCCTGCCGTTGATGGCGGCGTTGCGCGCGGCGGGGTTGGCACCCATGCGCGGCGCGTACGCCACGATGGCGCGCGGCACGCTTTCCCCGCTCATCCGCACCGAGATGAAGAACCGCCGGCTGTTCCTGGTCGATAGCAACGCCCGGCACACCATGAACGCGATGGCCGGAGGCTATAACTTTCCAATCATGAAGAACGGCCAGCAGAACACGGAACCTGAGCGCGGGCCGCACCGCACCCTGGTCGAAGGGCTAGAGTGCGCCGCGTATGTGATTTGCTCCAACGCTGGCAATTCCTTGCCGGATGACTTACATTCTGGTACTAACGCCCAAGGGCAACCCTATTTCACCTCTCTCCCACGGAGATAAGTCATGGCCGTCTCGCGCACGATTCACCCGAAAGCCCCTTCGCAAAAACCGACCGACTTCTACAAAGGCGTGCAGCAGGGCGGCGCGTACGGCAAGCCGCAAAGCGTGCCTGAGAAGTTGCCTTCCGGCCCGATGCGCGAAGTGATGCGCAAGAAAGGTTTGTAATCATGGAAGGCAAGAAAGGCCGGATGAACCGGGTTTATACGGCCCCCGGTAAGAAAGCCCCGGAAGCTGCGATCAAGAATGGCGGTAAGTCGAAAGACCCCGCCATGAAGGGTAGCAAGCCCCCGAAGACTCCACGCATGGGCGGTTGAGATGGCGACGAAGAAAGACAAAAAGGGCGAGAACGGGCGCAATTGGTCGGAATCTGTTGATCTGCGCTCGGGCAACCCGTGGGGCGGCAAGAAGACGGATACCACCTACGGTCGCACGTCCAAGAAGCCGGAAGAGGACGACCGACCGGCACGCGTCGGTAAGGACCGGAACACCGGCACGACTGTCGCGAAGCGCCTGGCCGGTAAGGTTATCGGCTGATGGAAGCTAAAAAGGTCTGGCCAATCGCAGAACTTCGGGATAAGAGCGTCTTGGGGAGCGCGTTGCAGGACGAGCTGTACGATGTGATAACTAGTGAGAAGTTTGACAACATGTCAGTCTCGCAGACTATCGGCGTGCTTGAATTCCTGAAGTGGAACCTGATCAATGGCGCGTAAGAAAAAAGAAGACAAGAAACCCGACGAGCCCGTAATCGAGATAGTCGATTCACGGGCTATCGACGCTGAGAAGACAGGCGAAGAGCTAGAAAATTGGGCTGAAGATCAGACTTCGGACGCCTACCTTGAGGCAGCAAAGCTGTATCCCAAGATCCAGAAGTGCTACGAGAATAAGCAGCAGCAATCGGATTGGGTGGAAGAGTACTGGAACATCTACAATGCCCGACCCGACGAAAACCAGCAGTACACCGGCAACAGCCAGTGTTACATCCCCGCCGTGCGAGACGCCATCAACGCTCGCTGTAAGCGAACCCTCGCCACCCTCTTCCCCGCCAACTATAAGCACGTTGACGCCGTTGGCCCTGCGTCGGTTACGCCATTCCCTACGCTTGCACTCCTTGAGCATTACATCCGGAAGACGAATCTGAAGGATATCGTCCGCGCCGATTTGCTCTCGGGCGACGTGACGGGCCAGTGGTGCTTGTACGTGGACTGGATGCGTACGACGCGCCGGATCACCGAGCTGGTCAAGAAACCGCCGATCTTGTCTGACGATGAGGCAGGCGTGGAGGCGGAAGACGTAACGGTTGACGAAGAGTGGGACACGGAAGAGAAAGAGATTGTCGATGAGATGCCCGACATCTCACCGATGGCGGTTGACGATATCGCCGTCTACCCGCCGACCGTGAACGATATCGAACGCGCAACAGCCACCGCCGTGCGCTTGCGCTTGTCCAAGGAGTCCGTTCAGCAGTTCATCGACGAGGGTGTTTTCGTCGGTTGGAGCGCGAAGGAAGTCATGGACAATCTGAACGAGCCAGACGGCGGGCGTCAGAAACGCGTGCCGCAAAAACGCCGCACCGCTGATGCGGGCGTGCGCACCGAAGGCACCTATAAATACGCACTGGTCTACGAAGTACATGCAAATATCGAACTGGAAGAAGACAAAGGCAAAGAGCCTGTCTTCATCTACTACGCCGGTCCTGAAACGATTCTTGGCATTATCCGCAACCCATTTTGGACTAAGAAGCGCCCACTTATTTGCGCGCCAGTCGAACGCATCCAGGGGTCGTTTTACGGAATCTCGCGGGTAGAGCCGGTCAAGTACCTGCAATGGAATTTAAACGACTACTGGAACATGGGTCAGGACAGTGCGCAGTACGCGCTTCTGCCTATCGTCATGACTGATCCGCTCGCGAACCCCAATTACCAGAGCATGGTGATGGGGCTTGCCGCCGTGTGGCTGACGAATCCGCAGACCACGCAGTTCGCGCAGTTCCCGGCAATCTACAAAGACGCCGTAGGCTTGTGCAACGCGATCAAGTCGCAGATCCAGGAATCGATGGACGTGAACGATGCGATGCTCGGCAAGGCACCGCCGGGGCGTAAGAACCAGGCGCAAGCCGCCGCGCAAGCCCAGTCGCAAGAATCGAACATCATCGACCACGCCAAGCGGTACGAGGGCGTGATGCTCAATCCGCTACTTGAGCGCATGTTTGAGCTTGACCGCCAGTTCCGTACGAAAGAACTGACGGTCGTCACCATGGGTGAAGTCGGCGCACGCGCCAAGCAGGAAGAGATTCCCGTGCAGGCGTTCAGCGAACGTTATTTCTTCCGGTGGTGCGGTACGGCCTACCAGACTGGCATGCAACGCATGCAGCAAATGATCTCGTGGATGAACGTGTTGCGCGGCATTCCTCCGCAGCAGCTTGACGGACGCCGGCTTAACGTCGGCCCGATCCTGGAAATGGGCACCGAACAGATTTTCGGGCCTGAAGTCGCGCCGCGCATCCTGATTGACGAACGCAACCTGTTCCACGTCGATCCGGAAGACGAGAACCTGATGATGCATAACGGCATGCCTGCCGAGGTGCACCCGGCGGATGATGACCAGCGCCACTTGAAGACGCACATGCACGGCGCGCAAATGACGGGCGACCCGATCGGATTGTTTCGCGCGCACATTCAGGCGCACCAGCAAGCCATGCAGCAGAAGATGCAAAAGGCGCAAGGCGCGCAACCGGGTCAGCCCGGCGTACCGGGCGGCGGGCAACCCGGCGTAGCAGGAACACCGCGCCCCGGCGCACAACCCGGCCAGCCGCGTCCGCAGCAACCCCCCGGCGCAATACATCCTGACGCCATGGCCGACCCAGCGGCGGGGCCGCGATGAAGCCTTTCGTTGCGCGCTCCACCCCGTGGGGGACGATCCAGACCGGCGCACTGTTCGACCGCCTGACGCCGCTTGAGCAGCAAGCGGTAATCGCGCACGAAGAAGGGCACATCAGGTTTCACCATGCGCGCACCCGCTTTCGGTGGATACTGACCGGGAAAGCGTTCTTCCAGGCAGAAAGGTTTTACGCGCTGTGCGAAGAGCAGGAGATGGAAGCTGACCGGTACGCCGCTTGGCAAGGTCACGCAGCCGGCCTGATCACTTTCTTGTTTCGACAGGGCTTGCATGTAAAATCCGATGGGTACCCGACGCACAAACAGCGCATAGAGGCTATCCATGGCTGATGAGTTTCAGATTATTCCGCGCCAGGTGCGCTCCGCCGGCACAGATGTTCCGCCCGAAGAAATTCAGGCAGCGCTTAACTCGCTCGCGCAGCAAGTGCAAATCGCACTGAACATTCTCGCTACGCAATCGGAAACACCAACCGGCCCCGCCGGCGGCGATCTGTCCGGCACCTATCCGAATCCGACGGTCGCGGCAGTGCATGCGACGAGCGGCACTGCATCGGGCGTCGCGATTATTGCAAGCACGGTGAACAGCACCCCCGTAGGTGCGACCACGCCGAGCACGGGCGCTTTCACGACGCTATCCGCGACGACCCCCTTACCGATTGCGTCGGGGGGAACCGGAGCCAATACCGCAGCGACTGCGCGCACGGCTCTTGGGCTCGGCACGATCGCCACACAGAACGCGAACAGCATAGCGGTCACCGGCGGCACAATCGACAACACGCCTATCGGGCAGACGACCCCGGCGGCGGTGACCGCAACCACGCTCAACTCGACGGGCGGCGCGCTCAACGGCACCGTGGGTGCGGCTACGCCGAATACGGGCGCTTTCACTGCTTTGAGCAGCACTAGCGGCGCGCTCAACGGCACCGTGGGTGCGACTACGCCGAATACCGTTGCGGCGACGACGATCGTGGCTTCGAGCACGATCACGCCTTCGCAAACAGCGGGTATCGTCGGCACGACTACGGGTAACAACGCGAACGCGGGCAGCGTGGGCGAATTTATTTCAAGCAGTGTTTTGATCGGCGCCGCGGTACCGCTAACTTCGGGGACGCCTGCCAATATAACCAGTATTTCGCTTACAGCGGGCGATTGGGACGTGAGCGGAACGGTGGGGTCGACGTTAGGCGTCGCCACCAACACGACAGCTTACGTAGGGAGTGTGAGCACTACTTCAGCAACGCAAGCCGCTAATCAATCGCAATTTCTTTTATCAGCCGCTTTCAACGTCGGCGCAGGGCAGAACATCCCCACGGGGACTGCGCGCTTATCGCTTGCTACGACCACAACCGTATATCTCGTAACTACTGCCTTTTTCACCGGAGGTACGCTTTCGGCGTACGGTTACATATCGGGGCGCCGTCGCCGTTAATCATCAAGGAGAAAGTCATGACCGTAACTGTCACCGGTAATCTTGTTAAAGCTACCCTCATCGGGGGCACTGCGAGCGGTCCTGTCAGTGTTCCGGGGCTCGAAGTGGGCGACGTAGTCTTTACAGGAGTGTTCACCGTCGGCACGACGACTACGCCGACCGACTGGCAGCCTTTCATCTCGTCCTACGAGAAGGTTATTTCCGTAGCAGATGAGTTCCAGCAGATCAACCCAGGCGATTTAAGCGTCCTCTCACTTACCCTTTACCTGTTACGCGGGCTGTAAAAAGCGATTGCGTTGACAACTAGTAATAAACAGCATATAACCGGCGAAAGCCTTTCTAGGAGCGTATCGTGCGCAAAAACCGGCCGAACTGATCGGCTCGTTGTTCCCGGCGATTCAGGGCCAAACCCCGACACTCGCAGATAACGGCTCGATGCCGGATCAAATCAGCCTTATCAACGCCCTCATTTCAGTGAACCCCTGGCCGGCGACTTCCTATAATGCCGCGACCAACACGACCGGATTCACCGCAACGCAACAACAAGTTATGGCAGCGGAGCAGTCGTACTTGAACTTAACCGGTACGCTCGGCGCAGGCGCAGCGCTTACCCTTCCGACTGTCGCAGCCTTGCTCGCTACCCTCACCCCGCAACAGGCGCAAGTCGGCTCGACTGTTGTGCTTCGCGTCATCAATAGTTCGGGCGGCGCATTCGCGTGGACCGTCACCACGAATACCGGTTGGACGCTTAGCGGCACGCAAAGCATCGCGCAGAACACATGGCGCGACTTTATCGTTCAATTGACAAACGTCGGCACGACGCCTACCGCAACGATTCAGTCGGTCGGCACCGGCACCCAATCGTAAAGGCAAGACAATGAATAAGCTGCTTAAAAAGCTGCTAGGCCTTCTCTTTCCGGGGATTGACGGCGATGCTGATGACCTTCCTGACGACATTGACCCACCTGATTCCGTCGATGATGGTATTGACGATCTTCCTGACGATGAGTTGCCTGACGATCCTCCTGCACGGCAGACAGCATCGCGCCGTGATGATACTGCTGACCGTTTGGCTCGGGTGGAGGCTGAAGTCGAACGCAGAGGCCGCGCAGCGGAAGAGCGGGAACGTTCGACACGCGCACCAGCGGTAGACGCGGAGTTCCAGCGCGAAGAAGAGCGCTTGCGCGCCGCCGACGTGTCGGAAATGGAACGCTGGCAGATCCAGGCAAACCGCACGTTGCGGGCTACGCAAGCCGAAGCACGGCAAGCGATGTTCCAGGCACAAGACATGTCGGATCGCACGCGCTTCGAATCGAAGATCGCAAGCGAACCGCGCCGCGCGAAGTACACCGAGCGCGTGGAAGAGGAAGTCAGGAAGGCGCAATCGCGCGGTCAGATGGCTTCCCGTGAAGACGTGTATTACTGGATGCTCGGCAAGGATATTGCGGACGGCAAGCTGAAGCCCAAAGCGAAAGCCTCGCCGACAGCCGGCGTACCGCGCGGCCGGACGCCCGGAGTGCGCAGCGACGTTCAGCGAGGAGGGGCGAAGTCGGATCACGAAAAGCGCGCCGCTCGTCTCGCGAACATGAATATTTAACCCTGAGAGGAAACCATGTCCTTCCGTAAATTGGCCCTCCTTTGGGCTTCGCTGTTCCCCGGCGTAACGAATCAATCGACCAGCTTTACTGCTGACGTTGAAGCGTACATTCAAGAAGAAGTCGAACCGCTTGCGCGCCGCCAACTGGTCGCGTACCAGTTCGGCAAGCCGCTCAAGCTCGATACGAATCGCGGCACGACGTACACGGCTTCGCGCTACCAGCGCTTGCCGCTCCCGTTCGCGCCCTTGCAAGAAGGCGTGGCACCCCCCGGCGAAGCGATGACTTTGCAACAAGTCTCGGCCACCGCGCAACAGTGGGGCGATCGCGTCATCATCACTGACGTGGCGAACCTGACCATCAAGCACCCGCTGTTTCAACAGGCGTGCGAACTGGTCGCGTTGCAACTGCCGGAAACGCTGGAACGCAATACGTTCAACACGCTGATGGCAGCTACCCAGGTGAACTTCGCCAACGCGAAGACGAGCCGCGCGAACTTGCTGGCTACCGACGTGATGACGCCGCACGAGAACAACCGCATTGTCGGTTCGTTTCTCACCTACGGCGTACCCCGCTTCCTAGGCGACGAGCGCGAAGACATGATGATCGAGGCCGGCGCATACCGCGACCCTTCGAAGTCGCCCGCCGTCATGCAGCACTACATCGGGCTGATCCATCCGCTGTCCGCGCAAGACATGCGCGAAAACACGACGGTCGCCACCGCCTGGTCCTACAGCGATGTGAACCGCCTGTATAACAATGAACTCGGACCCTTCGGCGGCACGCGTTTCGTTGAGTCGAACATGATGCCCTACTGGACCGGCGCGGCTCAGATCAACGGCACGGCATCGGCCTCGGGCGGCACGCTCGCGACCAACGCGGGATACCAGATCATCGTGACCGCAGCGCCCGCGCAAACGTCCGTTGAGCAGGTGATTTATCAGGTGTCGAACGCGATCAGCGTCACCGGCCCCACGGGTTCGATCAGCGTCACGCTGCCGCAACTGGCCGGGTACATCTTCAACGTGTACATCGGTACGTCCGCCACGCCGGGTAACCTCGCTACGGCTATCGGCCTGGGCGTACCGGTTACCGGCCCACTCGCCGGACAAGCCACACAGTTGCAGCCGAACCAGACCGTCACCCTGACGGGCATCGGCGTAGCGCAAACGCCGCCTGCCGCCCCCGCTACGGGCGTGAGCGTGTTCCCGACGATCTTCATCGGTAA